GAGCAGCGATGCAAAGGTTCGGAGAAGCATCTTCGACTGCGACATTTACGACCACTGAAGCAAGTATCAACAAAAAGTTTGCCACAGCGGACCTTACAACAACAAGTTCGTTATCTGTAACACCAAAATATATTGCTGATACCACAAAAACACTTGCGGTCACAACAGAAGTTTTATCTTCAACTGACAACCTTGTTAAACTGGTTGCACAAACACTCCCATCTGCATTTGCATTCACAGTTACCGACACATTGAAAACTGATGCAGAAACTACGGAAAGCAGTTCAGCAAACGTTTCATCCACAGGTAACTTAATATTTGACATAGCAGGTGATTACACTTGGGACAACGTTGCGGGCATTGCCGGTGCCAGTGATTATGAATGGGATGCCAGAGACAGTTGGGCATTATGGGATGATGATGAATGGGGTGACAATCCAGAACAATGGGACAACTGGGATCTTAACCTTTGGGCAAGACCATATAACATAATATTATCAGCATCAACGACGGAAACAGTTAGTTTCAAACGAGCAGGTTTGGCCAGCCTAAACGTTACTACAACATTAAGCGAAGATGCCGCATTGAATCAACCAGCCGCGGCAAACTTGTCAGATGGCTTTACTACATCATTTACAGCAAGAGGTATAATTGATGCCGAGGCAAGTCTGACAGGTGCATTCAGTCCAACATTAACAGACACAGTAATATTCGATCAACCATCAACACTTACAATAACAGGTGCTTTTACTCCTGTATTGACAGCCAACGCAACATTAAGTGGAGAGACTGCTTTAAGTGTAAGTTCAGCATTCAGCATAACCCCTACACACAAAAGAGGTCCTTTCCAATTGGTGCTGACGTCTGCATTCACACAACCAGACACCATACCATCAAGAAAATTAGGACCTTTCCAATTAGTTCTGCCTGCATTGGCAAGCAAATTGATAGAAGGAAGACTATTCTTTTCAACTGATGCTTACAATGTTATTACTGTTCCTGCAGAAACAAACACCATTACTTTACCTGCAGAAACACGCATAACTGCGATTGATCAAGAAAATAGAGTAAATAAAGTTGTTGCAGAAACAAGGACACATATGGTATCACAAGAAACAAGGAGACACAAATTGAGAATACCTCCAGTATCAGATAGATTTACAATACCTAAACAGAGGGCAGAAGCATAATGGCAAACTTAACTGGATTTAGATCCGACCGAGATGGACTCTTTGCGGTTAAAGACCCCGCATCAAATATCCAATACGGTTTGGACTTCACAGATTATCTAAACGCAGGTGATAGTGTTTCATCAGCAACAGTGGCAATAAGCACAGTCAGTGGAGATTCATCTCCTTTGGCATTGCCTACAAATCCAGCCACTGATGTTACAATAACAGGCGGAACATTGGTCAATATAAGAGTGCATAATGGTAGCCTACAAAATGTTTATACAATCAAGGTGACGATTGTGACATCACAGGGTGACACTGATGCAAGAAGTTTTAGGGTGATTGTGCAGGAGAAAAAATTATAATGGCAAAAGCAAGAACATACAAATTAGACAAGGATATGATAGAGCGACTTGCTTCTATTATGTGTTCTTACGAAGAGATTGCTTTGGTTCTTAACACCAGTGTTGATAACCTTAAGAAACGTTACACAGACATAATCGAGAGAGGCAGAGCAGAAGGTAAAAAAGGATTGAGAAGGGCACAATACGAAAAGGCAGTCAAAGACAAAGACGTCCGTATGTTAATCTTTCTTGGCAAGCAGTATCTTTCACAGCAGGATTCACCAAGTGAAACTGAAAGCAATGATCCTTTACCTTGGCCTGAAGATGCATAATGAAATTATCTGCACCGCAGAAAACAGTTGCTGAACATCCAGCACGATTCAAAGTTTTAGTCACAGGAAGAAGATTTGGCAAGACCACACTTGCTATCAGACAACTTTGTTACTTCGCAAGGAATCCTGAGAAACTGTGTTGGTATGTGGCACCATCATACAGACAAGCAAAACAAACGGTATGGTTGCAGATCAAAAAAGTATTGAATGATCTAAACTGGATCAGAAAAATCAACGAAGCAGAACTTACAATATTCCTACGTAATGGTTCAAGGATATGTTTGCGAGGTGCTGACAATCCCCAAAGTTTAAGAGGAGTTGGACTGGATTATTTGGTAATTGACGAAGCGGCTGACATAGACGAGTATGCCTGGAATGAAGTATTGCGTCCAACACTATCAGACACGGGGGGACACGTTTTCTTCACCGGAACACCACGTGGATTGAATTGGTTCCACGACCTTTATCAACAGGGACAGAAGACCACGGATGACAGTTGGCAGAGTTGGCAATTCACAACAATAGATGGTGGATGGGTGCCTGACGCTGAGATAGAACAAGCAAAGAAAGATTTAGATGCCAAAACATTTAGGCAAGAGTATGAAGCAACATTTGAGACATACTCAGGAATAATCTATTATGGGTTTGACATCAAGCACAATGTTAAGAACATAGAACTACCAGATGACATCACGGCACTACACATTGGCATTGACTTCAACTTGAATCCAATGTCCGCTTCAGTGTCTTACATCAGGAATGATATAGTTTATGTTTTTGATGAAATACAGATATGGAGTTCAAACACAGATGAACTTGCTGAAGAGATCCATAGAAGGTATCCTGGTAAAAAAATATTTGCATATCCCGATCCTGCCGCACGACAGAGACGAACCAGTTCCGCAAGAAGGACGGATGCTTCCATACTCCAGAACGCAGGCTTCATTGTCAAGATGCCAAGCAGGCATATGAGTATCAGAGACAGGATCAATTGTGTCAATAGTAAGTTGTGTAATGCCTTGGGCATTAGAGGGGTTATAATAGACCCTAAAGCAAAGAACTCAATAAATAGTTTAATAAGACACACATACAAAGCAGGAACTAACTTGCCGACAAAGGATGAAGGATGGGATCATTTAAACGACAGTTTAGGATATTTGATAAGTTTTCTTTATCCAATAGTCAAGAACAGAGAACAAGTAGAACCACAGAGATTCAATTTTCAAACAGGAGTGATGAATGCCAGATTATAGTTTAACCAACACAATGACAAACTACGGGACTCCAAACTTTGATGGTATTCCATTGCACGATGAGTATGTGAATTACATCAACAGATGGAACTTCTTAGAAAGATCATACAGCGGTGGTGCCCAATACAGAATGGGAAATTATCTAACCAAGTATGTTATGGAGAACTCATCTGAATACGTAGGTAGGATAGCACAGACACCTTTAGATAATCATTGCAAGTCTATAATACACATCTATAATAGTTTCCTATTTAGAAATGATCCTAAGAGAATGTTTGGCAATATGGACGGTATGCCTGAGATAGAAGCATTCCTTAAAGACGCTGATTTGGAAGGCAGAGACTTCAATCAGTTTATGAGAGACGTCAATATACAGTCAAGCATCTATGGACACTCACTAATTTTAGTAGATAAGCCTAACACACAGGCAGGCACAAGAGCAGAAGAATTACAACAAGGTCTAAGACCTTACGTTTCGATTTACACTCCACCAAACATATTAGACTGGGAGTTTGAAAGATTACCTAATGGATTATACGAATTAAGTTTTGTTAGATTGTTTGAACAAGAACAGAGAGCATATCAACAAACAACAAAATACTATCTGAGAACATTCACAAAAGATAGAGTGTTTGTTGAAGAATACAATCCTGACAAGAAAGAAAAATTAAGATTAATGGAAGAAATGCCTAATCCTTTGGGCAAAGTTCCAGCGGTATTTGTGTATGCCGGCAGATCACCAACAAGAGGTATTGGTGTGTCGGACATAAACGACATCGCTGATATGCAGAATGCAATTTACAATGAACTATCTGAGATAGAGCAAACAATTAGAATATCAGGACATCCTACACTTGTAAAAACTATTGACACAGAAGCAGGTGCTGGAGCAGGTTCGATCATAACAATGCCTAATGAACTTGATCCTGGACTTAGGCCCCAACTCCTACAACCAAGTGGTCAGTCAATTGATATGATACTTTCATCTATTGAAAACAAAGTTAAAGCAATTGACAGAATGGGACACCTTGGATCTGTAAGAGCGATAGAACAAAGATCAATGTCGGGAATTGCACTTCAAACTGAGATGCTTCAATTAGATACAAAATTAATTGACAAGTCAAAATCACTCCAACTAGCCGAAGAACAGATCTTTAGATTGTTTGGTCAATTCCAAAACATCAATTGGGATGGAGAAATAAAATATCCAACTATATTCAATATCAGAGACAGAAGTTATGAAATGGATATATTAAAGAAAGCGGCAGATACAAAACCAGCGGATCCTGCCATTAAACAAATTATTGATGAGAAGATTGTTGATATAGTAGAGACTGACGATGATGCCAGACAAGAACTTATTGACAAATTAAATCAACCAGCACCACAAACAGAAATGCAACATCCACCAATGACGTCACCAGATGCAATGATTAAACATATGAGAGAAATGGTTTCACAAGGTTATACGGATGAACAGATTATGGAGTTACATCCAGAAATAAAAACATTCTTTGAAGGAGGTGCCAATGGCCA